TGCTTTTGGTCTTTCGGGTAGATCACCCTTAAACGCTTCATAGGTTGGTCGTCCATATCCGATTACAAAAGATCGAGGGCCAAGGCTTCTAGATTTCACCATGACCTCGCCGCCGTTTTTTTGATCTTTAGATCCTGAGGTATTGCCCTCGATAGTTACTATCTGTTTTTCGGAGCAACGGATCACTAAGCCCATATGGTTAATTGTGGTCTTGTCATCGATTACAAAATCAAAAAAGACTAAATCACCGATTTTAGGAGTAGTGTGCCATCGGTTCATTTTCTTAAAAGCATCGGCCCCGGCTCGAGTACTTACCACGTTAGGTATATCTACGCCGGCGATGTCGCAGATGTAGTTGATGAACGATCCGCACCATGGCAGCTTGTCAGCCTTCATGTGCTTGCCGTACTTAGTCTCGTTATTACCGGTCTCAGCTACGCCAACCTCAGCAAGTGCAACCTGTATTAACCGGGGGAGTGTGCCGTTAGGAAATGTCATTTTCTAAAGGCTCAACCTTAGGTACTACGACAGTATAAAACTCATCTTTTACTTCATCGTAAATATCACCGACACCGGCATACTTGCCGCGTATCGTTGCATTGTATGAAGTTTGTATCCATGTACCTGTCAAGCCAAGCTCGTTAAGGTAATCATTACCTCTGTGCTCTTGGTCATCGGGTACTACAACGACTCTTAGTACTACTTTGTTTTTATCTAGCTCTGCAAAATGTGCCATTATCCCACCCACTCTAAAATTACTACGCCTGAACCACCTGCGCCGCCGGCTAAAGTACCGGAGCCTGAATAAGTACCACCGCCGCCACCGCCTGTATTTGCCGTTGCACTTATACCGGTAGCTTGATAATTACCTCGTGCGCCGCCGGCTGTTGTCTGTCCAAACCAATCTGTATTGGTTCCTGCGCCGCCACCACCGCCGCCGTAACCGCGATAACCCGAACCGCCATCTGGACGAGTAGTGCCACTTGTCCCAGAGCTACCACCGGGGCCGGCATATCGTCCACCTGCGCCGCCGTTTGACGAACCAAGAGCACCAACACCCGCACTCGAGGCACCACCTCCACCGCCGGGTGTTGAGTTGGAGGATGCACCACCGCCACCTCCGGGATTTGTGCCAGCGCCGGCTACGCCATTATTAGAGCTACCGTCACCTTTAGCTCCACCGCCGCCATAACCGGCATAAAGTAACGTTGAAAAGGAAGTCTGGCCTCCAGCCGATCCGTTTGCAGCTGCAGCGGTTGTACCGCCTGCGCCGCCGGCACCGATAGTTACGGTATATGAAGTACCCGGTGAAACAGTAACAAAATCCTCTACAACCGCTCCGCTACCACCACCGCCTGAACCGTAATTTTGATTAGCAGAGCCTCCACCTGCACCTCCGCCTACCGCAAAAACTTTGACTGTTGTGACACCCGTAGGGGCCGTCCAAGATCCAGTCGCCGTAATCGTTGTTGTTTGTAAACCTCCACCACCGGATGCCGCCCACTTTACTTTGTACGGCGATACCGTTGTATCAGCTGTTAGCACTTGTCCAGTTGTGCCTATAGGTAAATTATCGTAAGTGCCTGACCCCGTACCTACAACGATATCGCCTGAGGCTGTGATGGTTGTAGCCATGTCATTAGTAATAGTTACGGTGCCACTTGTACCACCGCCGGTAATACCTACACCGGCTGTTACGCCCTCAATATCTCCTGTTGCACCGGAAGCTACCCAAGCTGCTCCATCGTAATACCAGAGTCCGTTAGTGTCTTTTGTGAAAGCGAATTGTCCCTCTTGCGGAGATGTAATAGCAGCATTGCGAGCAGCCGCACTAGCAAAGACCAGTACGCCTTGCATGAGATAACCATTAACATCACCGGCCGTAAGGACCTCGCCTGTTGTAAAGGTCTTAAAACCTAATCCAGCTGCCATTATATTTTCTCCTTAGTAACTTAGTACGCCTGTATCGAGCTCTGAAAAACCTAAGATAAAGCCATCGATAATTGGCTCTAAAGTAGTAAAACTCGTTTTCCAAGAGTTAGGAGTTACTTGATGCTTCACTCCAAACACTTGTAAAGTCTGTTGTAGTGTCGATCCTCCGGGCTGATTAGTTGTAACCTCGACCGGATCAAAAAAATCTAAAGTAAGAGCTGCCAAGATGCCATCGTTATAATCTGACATATAGAGATCTAGCTCTAACATATCGCAACGTGTCTGTGTCTGCGCCCTTGATGCTACATAGGCCTCTGCATAATTGAGAGCATCTGCATCTGTGGCCATGACTAGATTTTGCTGATTATAAGAGTGTAGAAAATACTCATCAATAGAGGCCTGATCGCTTGCTACTTGAACTGTGCCGCCTATGCGAGTAATGCTTGCTTGGTTATAAACCTGAGTATCATCCAAGCGCCATACAGCATTAAAGTAATTAACATCGGTGCCATCATCATTGAACCGCGTGACAGGTAAAGCCTGAGAGTCTATGCAATATGCGCGATCCTTAAGCGTAAGAGATCCGCGAGCATCTACGTAGATAGCGCCGTACTCCGAGGTAGTGGCGGTCTGCATCGCTGCCAGCGCCGTACGTGGATTACCCGGGTCAGCTTGTAAAATCGTGTCGCCGTACAAAATCTCGCGCATCGATGGAGGCCAGCCGATTTCATCGAGGATAGCGTTTACTCGCTCTCCAGCATTGTCACCGGGTGCAGCTAGAGTCACCGTAGAAATCTGGCTATTTTGATAAAGTCTGAAAGCATCTACAGCTGTGATAGTCGTATAGACCACATCTGTAGCCATCTTAGGAGTAGTCGTTGTGTAGCTAGTGATAAATCCGCTAAACATTGGATACTCAGTACCGGCATATGTGCCTGTTATTTGTACTTTTCTTAGAGGAGTTAGTAAGCCGTAGTAAGGCCCTGCCGCATTTTGAGGGTTAAAGTCGCCATTTTGATCCACGATACGTAAGGTAAGAGTGCCAGTTTGAAAGAGATCAGCTTGAGCATTACGCCCTCTAGTCGTAGTGATGCCATCGACTACGTTAGACACATCCACGATAAGGCTCTCGGCATCGCCTAGTACGTTAGTGCCTAACTGGCCAGCTCCTAAAATCATAGTTTGAGGGAAAGCCGGGCCTGTAGAAAAGTTAATAATGGCGTTAATTACTGGGACTGTCATAGGTTGCCCGCCACAGTCGTAGAGTCCCCAGCGCGATTGATCGCTAGCAGTGCCTCTTGTACAGATTGGTTAATAAGTTGCTCGCTACCAATGACTCCGGCGTTTACATTTATAACGTAATTGTAATTACCACCGGCGCCGGTGCCAGCCGCACCTGAATTCATTGATGGGCTATAGCCGCCAAAACTTGATTGGGCAAAGTTACTAAGCGAGTTAAAGTAATCGGTCGTGTTTGTATTTCTGCCTAAACTTGCTGAGCTACGTACGCCTCCAAAATTGTTATACAAATTATTAACTAAATCGGAGGCTCTGTTCATTGCCGCGATTGCCGCTGCCTCCATTGCCAACGCATCTAACTCCGCTTGCGAACCCTCAATAAGTGCATTGATAGAGTCAGCGCTTGCACCTCTAAGACCTACAGCATCGGGCCCAAGGGTCTGCAATAATCTAATATATGCCTCTAGAGCCCTATAACGCTCTGCATCTGCCTCAGCTTGTGCTTCTCTAATCGAGGCAATTACATTTAGGCTTACTTCCATACGCAATTTTTCAAGAGTAATAACTGCGTTATTTGTATTATAAAGAGATGCTAATCGTGCGATCTCTGTAAGCTGGATTTGTACACGTTCGGAATAATAGCTCTTTCCTGCTACGTCACCTGCCGCCGTAATCGCCGCGTTGTATTTACCAAAAGCAATATCACGTAAACGATTTTTTTCCGCTTCTGCTTCCTCGGAGGCATTGATGTTACTTAATTCTGCTAATAGTTGATCGTTAAGGGCTCCTAATACAGCATCCTTAATAATGGTAATACCCTTTAGGCGATCCATATCCTTACTATTTTGGAGCTTGGCTAACTCCTCGATTTTGGCAATAGCAAGAGCGCCGTTATCCTCCTCGATAGCTTTCATCGCTTCAAGGCGTAAAATTGTTTCTTTGTCGTAAGTCGCTTTTAGAGCTGCATAAATAGATATGCGCTGTAAATCAAAATAAGCCGCAGCCTGTGATAACGAAAGTTTATTTTTTTCTGTGAGAGCCGCTTTCTTTTGTAAGTCTGCAATCTGTTTTTGTACCTTGAGAGCCTCTTTATCCATTTTTGCTTTTTCAATATTGGCTCTAAAATTTACAAGATCACTAGGCAAGCCCTGAGGGAAACCACCTTGGCGACCTTTTAGCTGATCGACTAACTTACGTATATTGCCAATAGAAAAAGTGCCTAGATAATTTTTTAGACCCTGAGCGGCATTGTCTAAGACTCCAGCGCCCGGTATGCCAGCAAACAGATCTTTTAGATCCTTGCTGAGGTAAGCAATATTAGTAATAAGGCCGTTAATAGAGTCGCCAAAATTATCTACTTTGTCGATCAATTTATCAAAGCCGCCGCTAGATACAGATAAGGCAGATACAAGGCCTTGGCCTATCTGTTCGCTTGCTTGCTCAGCTGCGATCTTGAGTTTAGCCAATGAGCCCTCGTAGGAGTCTGCCGCGTTTTTAGACTGTCCGGCGTACTGAGTAGCGATCAGTTTTTCGATCTCTAAATATGACTGAGAGGATAATTGTGCTTTTGTATAACCTAGGTTTAATTGGCTAAGGCCTTTGTAATTACCTACGTATGCCTGACTTAATATTTTTGTTGCCGAGGTTAAATCCATACCCGTACCGGCACTTATATCTAGCGCTGTGTTTAGCATTGACTGAGCAAAAGTAGTCGAGCGTGTTACCTGAGCTAGTTGTATAAAGGCCGGCTGTAATTGATCTCGGTTTATACCTGTGACTCTTTCAACGGTATCTATGTACCCCTCAGCCTCAGCTGTAGCAAAAGAAAAGCCAAGATTACGCAGGGCTGTATCGAGGCGCTTAGCCTCAGCAATCTGCTCACCATAAGCGGCTACGGCTTTTTTAGAGTATCCCAATATGGCAGCGGCACTAAAAGTAACGCCAAGAGTGCGACCTAAGTTTTTAACGGTCCTATCAAACTTGCCTATCTGACCCGAGGCTTTAGATAAGGCTTTACCGTTCCACTCAGCTACAGCCGAGACGACTAAATTAGGGAGTGCCATTATGCAGCCTTACCAAAACCGCTTTGGTTAAAAGCGCTAATAGTTTTATTAAGAGCCATCACAACAGCATCTTGAGCCTTGCCTCGATCCTCTTTCCATGCTCTAAAGATCATGCGGCCGCGTTCGGCTTGCTTATCGCCATAGAGAGGGCCCATACGGCTAACAAAGTGAGCACCGGCGCCGGGGTTATTAGACCTATAGCCTCTGTTAGATACCTCATCGGCTCGGCCAGCTGTCTCATAAATAGATCCGGCAGCTGACTTATTAGCTACGTAGTAAAGAGCTTGCCAGCCGTTACGGTTTTTCTTACTTGGAGCCTGAGAGTAATAGATACCTTTTACAGCTTGAGCGTGATCGTAAAGTGGGAACAGGCGAAGTCGTCCCTCTGTGTTAAAACTTCTAAAGGATGAATTACGAGCTGTGATTTTACCGCCCGATGATCCCTCGGCCCACGCGTAAAGATTATCCGGCTGAGGAGATGGCGCGTATCCTCTAGCTTTATCGCGTAGAGGGACCATTACGGCCCGGATCTCAGCGTTCATAGTCTTTAGTAGATCCGGATCAAACTTACGTAATGCTTTAACGGTTTCGCGAACGCCGGATATTCTTACTGGCATTTTCCGACTCCTTCGCTTGATCGTTAAGCACTTGTATCAACATCTTAAACATCTCTGTATCTAAATCGAGTATCGCTTGAGGCGCGACCTGCAACCTAATTGCCAGCTGTGCTATTAAATAGGTTACGGTGCCGCGCCCTAAGCTAAAGGTAGATCGTCTAGTACCTCAACCTTTGCCAAGGTATCTAAAAACTCTGCCCCAAACATCGGTACTGTCTCGCCGCTCGTGCGTAAGCACTCATAAGCAAGCCAGTACACATCGCTTTGTTTCTCGTCATCTCTAAAGGCTTTGTGAAAACCTTTTTTTGCGTACAGCTCAAAGGCGTACTCAATACGTGGAGTGATCTGATGCTCAGATACCTCACCGGTAGCCCTTGTTATTTTGAGTCGTGCCATTTGTTAGCCCCTTTTCTTTTTTATCAGCTAGTAGTAATTACGATTGGTGAATTACAGGTAAAGGTAATTGACTGAGATGCAATATCTCCGACAGCGCCGTTAATATCTGTAGTGTTATTTACAAGGACTGTAGTGCTATACAGAGGGTTAGTAGCTGATACCGCTGCGCTTGTCTGCTTAAGTGTTAGAGTTACTGTTGTACCCCATGCAGCTTGTAGCGTTGCATTGACGTTAGCTGCCGCTGTATCGGATAGGAAGTCCAGCGCTACGGTGCTAGTCTCCAAACCTTTTGTATATTTTCTAGATGAGTCGCCCATAGCTGTAACTTCGAGCTCCTCAAAAATACGGTTAATCGTTGCGCTAGTGACGTGATCGCTCAGGACTACAGAGTTAAGAGTTACCACGACACCATTGGTCATATATACGGCCATTTATTTACTCCTCGTTCTTATCTGTTGGTGTGTCTTTTGTTTTGTTTTCTTTTTTAGGTGCTTCGGTAATCTGCCCTATCTTGATAAGAAAGGCGATGTCCTCGTCTGTTAGGCTCATGCTTAACTCCAGCTCGTTAGTATTTGGATGTCAAAAGATGCGGTTAAAAGTGTGCCACTCTGTACCTCTAATAGAGATGGCGCACTCATAGCTGCAATATTCATTACGATAGATGATGCCGCTAACTTATTAAATACAGCTACGGCTACAGTCTCGATGCCGTTTAGGTTGCCTTGATTATCAAGCATCGGTACGTTAAAAATAATCTTAAAATTAGCCATAGGTGATATGCCTACATTTGTATTATTAGTAGGTGTTATGTATGGATCGTTAGGCGCCACGATTACAGAGTTCGCCGTAATAGTCGGTGGTGGAAAA